TTAGCTTGAGTTTGCATTTGTATATTCTCCTGTTGCAGTCGCCTGTCTTTAGCATCTTTTTCTTTACGTCTAATTTTCAGCAACTGATTTGCAAGACTTACATTTCTTATGTCTCTAATATCTATAGCGTCTTCAAGATCTATATTCTTTTGAGCTAAAGCCATTTGAATATTGTTTTCTAATATAGCTTTTTCTTCTTCATCTGGCGCCAACTCTAAGAATATACCAAAGTCATACAAGTGAAGCTCTGACATCTCTTCTAGCGTAGCCACGTTGTGAGCGCCTATAGCTTGGATAAACGCATCTTTAGTTGGTGAGTATTCTATAACGTCAGATATTCTAAGCGATAAGCACTCTGCTACTTGAGATGTTAAATATAAACCAGACTGCAATATATGTCTTGTAGCCGTGTTACTATTAGCTGCCGCTAATTTTTGAACACCAACCAAAGCGTTTGAGTCTGGCGTGCTGCCGTCTCTAGCTTCGTTAAGCCCGGTAGTATCTCTAATCATTTGTAGGTAATAATTGTAGTTACCTATTAAAGCTTGCAGTTTGTTTCCTCCGCTACTGCTTCTTATTTCTTGTATAGGTACTTTCCCTGGATTCATGTCGCCATCAGCAGTCATTGATCTACCAATAACAGAACCTGTTTGGAAGAACATGTTTAAAGCTTCCTGAGGATTGTAGTTCGTTCCGTTACCTAAGTCTATTTCAGCTAAACCATCAGCGTCTAAATAAACACCGTCGGGCACCATGCGTGACATCACTTGCTGAATCTTTAAGTGCGTAAGTTGTATCATATCTGCAAAACCAGTGATACGACTAACTAAAGATTCTATACGACCTTTATACATTCTAGGAGCTACTACAGAGTAGTTCATTTTAACTTTAGTGTAATCGCTTTTTGGACGCATCATGTTTTTAGACATCTCCCACTTAAGCAGTTTATTAGCTCCAACTATATAAGCGCCTTCGTACAAGCACTCTACGTTTGACTGCACTTTTGAAAAGTTTGAGTTTTCATTTTCTGGAGGATTAAATGTATCGTCTTTTTCTATAGCTCTTTCTAATCCAGTAGCAGTTTCTTTTATTTTATAAACTTGATTCATGTACGTTTTGTAATTAAAATACAAAACCTTTACCTTGTTGTTGTCTTTGTTATTATAAGAAGTATAGTTGTCATACTTATAATTATCTTTCTTCTGTATCTCTTCTAAGTCTTCTTGAGTTAAATGAGGAAATTGCTTGACTAGTTCGTTGATTGGTATTTCTTTTATTTCTCCAGCGTAATAAATATCATCAAAATACGGAGACTCAGTATACGAGTAAACTAGATCAGCAGGATCTACATAATCTATAGTTATACCTTCAGACGTGTTAAAGCTTGTTTTTACAGCGCCAATACCTAAGACAGTTAAGTCGTAATAAAATCTTTTTTTAATTAAGTCATATTGATTACCCTCAAATAAAACGTTTAAAGCTTGCTCTTCAGCTAGCTCTACAGCTTGTTTGTAATCTAGTTGCATGTGAAGCTTTAACTCTTCTTCGCTTCCAGGTAAAGTTTCAGGATCATTTTGATATAGATTTACTCCAAAAGCTTCACCCACGTAGTTGTTTAAATCTTGAGTTTTCATATCTCTAAGTATATTTTCCATATACTCAGTTCTTTTTTCTACGCCAAACGGATCTTGCGAGTAAGCTTTTATGTCGTAAGCTTTGTCAGCCATACCGTTAACTACTATATCAACAAATTTAGGTATAATAGGGACTGGCTTCCAGTCTAAGTTTAAGTAAGACAAATCACCATTAATAGATAGTTCGTCTTTGTATTTTTGTATAGATTGCTCACCTCTAGCGTACAACCTAAGTTTGTGAAAATTTCTTTGATTATGACCGTGCATGTTGTAGTTTGCTCCTCTAGCGGACTGGTTATCACCATACCACTCATGCTCTATAGCTTGAGCTACTTTTAAACCGTAGTCATAACTAACTTTCTCAATGTCGCTAACTACTTGACTTGGGAAATATTTGCCTGTAACTTTACTAGCCATACTTAATTTTTGATTATTTTCGAGGAATAGCCGTCGTTTGAATATCTAACTATACCTAAGTTTAATTTTTGTTTTTCTCTGTTTTGTGTTGGTCTATATAGGTGTCTATTGCAAGCCATTATAGCAAGTCCACTACTAATAGAGGCATCATGCTTTGTTCTTTTATTTATATCAAACTTAGCCCAATCGTTTAACGTTTCGTTGAAATATACTGTCCCATACGTTCCGTCTTGTTTTAAGCCAACGTGGTCGTTTATGTACATCTCAATTGCAGCGGCGTGAGCTTGCTTAATATCTTCACTAGAGTTTGGCATTCCCCCAACTTCCTTTTCAGCTGTTGATAGTTTGTTCCAAACTTTATCTGGTCTATTCATACTAAAACCTCTATAGCCTCTTCTCTTAAAATAATAAAGAAGCCTTGGCTTATTATTTTCCGCAAGTATTGGCATGCCATAAAATATACAAGCCATTAATACATCTTCAAAAAATATTTCAGCGGTTTGTGGTCTAGCAATATATTCTAAAAAAAACGCATTAGCAGGAGCTGACTCCATACTAAACTTAGTCAGTCCATGAAGAGATCCGTTGGATCCTCTACCATCAACAGTACCGCTAATATCATAGCTATCGCAACCAAAAGCTCCAATATGTTCATTTCCAGGATATTTTACTCCATTTTTAAGTATTACTCGGTTTTGTAAATTTCTATCAGGCACCCAGCTAACTTTAAACCTACCGTTAGGGTCTGGGTTAAAAACAACTTGAGTGTCTTTCACTCCTCCGGACCACTGAAAACTACCTGTAGTTACAACAGAAGAGTTTCTGTTACCTTCGTTATAGTCTACTTGCTCGTATATTTTTGCTAGATTAAACAGGCTATTTTTAGTTTCATCTCTAAACGCGTGCTCTTCGGTTCTTGGAAACTGACGATAGAATTCGTTTAAAGCGTCTTGGTCGTCTTTTAGACCGTCTACTTCATTCTCCCAGTGATCAACTACACCTACGTCTATTAATTCACCGTCTGGTCCATAAACATCTCGTCTTGGAGTAGTGAAGACAGGTCGTCCATATTCGTCAATAAATCCTTCAAAGTTCCATTCCATTGGAATAAACAAAGCATATAAACCAGATTTTGTTTGGCCATTTCTATTTCTTTTTGTGACATCGCTGTCGTTATATAGTTTTTTAAAGTTACCACCACCTTTATCTAAAGCGTTGCTAGTTGATCCCATCATACACTTACCTATAATCCTACTACCTAGTCTAAGGCAAGTTTTAGTTACCCGCCAGTTGTTAAGTATATTGTCAGGCCTTTCCCACTTACCGCTTTCATCGTGAACTAGCAAACTAAGTTTTTCACCATCATAGCTGTTATCACCTGTATTTTTCCAATCAATAGTAGTGTCAAGTCCAACCAGCTCTTCCTCTTGTTCGTTTGTAGTAATTTTTCTACGCGTAAACTTACTAGCAGGAACCCTATAAGCAAGTTCACTTTTAGGTCTGTCCATACCATCTTGTATGGGTTTGAAGAAGAACGGATAGTTAATAGATATTGGTACAACTTTGTCGGTAAACATTTTTTTAGCATCTGCTCCTGATTTTGATAATATTCCGTAACGTGCGTCTGAAGATATTGTAGCTTGATTTACTGTTTCTGCTGAGCTCATGAAAGAAAAACCAGAACGTCTGTTTTTAAGATAACACATGCCGTAGCACCTTTTGTCAGCTTTGCAAGCTTCCCAAAATATAAAAAACAATCTATTAGCTTCACGAAAGTCTGGAGCGCCGACATCTATTTTTGACCATTGGAGGTACATATAGTGAGTTCCTGTAAGATAAGTTGGAACACCAGCATTTTGAAACCAGAAACCCTCGTCACGCCTTTTAAATTCTTCATCTATATAATCGTACCATTGCTCTTTTTGCTCTTCCGGATATGCTCTCCAGTCAAATATAGTTTTTATTTTTTTTAAAATTTCAGGTTTAGGTATCTGCTTCCACCTGTCTTCGTCATTACTGTAAACTTTCGCAGGAGCCTTTGGCAAAGCTATCTTCAAGCCTTGAATGTCGTAAATCTCTCCTATTTGACCAGTCTTAGACAAAACGACAACATCGTGCTCTTTGTTGTAGCCGTACTTCCACTTCTTAGACCTGTTAAGTCTTTTTAAAGTGTTTATCTTAATAGGTTCAACTATTCTATATAAAGACTGCTCGTAACTCATTTAGATCTTCCCTCAGCAAATCCTTTAAATACACGTTCTTCTTTCTTCTCAGATTCTTTTCCATTGAGTATCGCCTCTTCCTCTTGTATTCTGTTAAGTATTTCGAATGCATCAAATATAGCGAGTTTCTTCGTCGCAGCGGCGTTTTTAAGTCTGTCAGCAGTAATGTCATCGCCACTATCAACGATAGCCTCTTTTGCCACTTTAATGAGCTCTTCAACTGCCTTATGCCCAGCTTGGATTATACTCTTCTTCGTTTCCTTGATATTCATATTTAATTGTAATAAAATGAGAATAAACTCTATAAAGTCTTTCGCCGTCAATAACAAACTCGTATTCACTGCCTGGTTTAAAACCTACTAGATCACCTATGTCTACAGAGCCATCTGTATATTTGACTATACCCATTAAAGGTTGCTCTTCTTCAGTAGAAAATTGATCTGTAGACTTTATGGGTTTAATAAAACAAAAGCCTTTTAAAGCTTTCCAATCTTGCGATCTCTTATAAGCGAACATTTGATCTTCACTTACAAAGTACATACCTTCTTTATAAAAAGCTCTACTGTTTTTTTCTTCACCCTTTACGTTATGCCATCGCCTAAAAACATTGTGGTGTACTATTACGGTATCACCTACTTTAAGCTCAGAAACACCAACGCTTGGTAAAGATATTACTTCAGCTTCTCTGTTTACGTATTGGTGGCTGAAAATCTCAGTGTTAAGTATTAAACTTTTACCATCAACGTCTATAGAATTATTATATCTTTCGCCTTTAGGCTTTACTATGTAATTATATACAGACTTCATTAATACTCTAGATTATACTCAACAGATACAGCCATGTTTTTATTGAAATCTTTCCAAGGCATCACATCCTTGTTTTTTCTAATATATATACTGTATTTATCTTTTTCCTCTACAATATTACTTATGGTATGACCACCATACACTTCCTGTCCAACAGAATAGTGCATGGCGTCAATTTTATAATCTTTACCTATTGTTATTTTACGAATTAACTTGCTCACTTTCTTTTGGCTTTATAGTTCCATCGCTAATGTTTATGTCAGAGTTGCCATATTGCTCTTTAAATTCTTTTTGCAAGTCAGATAAAAGAGTTTGCATCTCAAACACTTGATGAAGCAAGTTGTGTTTTCTAGTTTCAATTATACCAACTTCAGCTTGAGTTTCGTTTATCGCTCTTACTAAGCTTTGTAGTTTTGTTAATTGTTCTTCAGTGATTTTTTTAGGCCCAAGGTCTTTAACCTTAGGCGTCTTTCTTTTTGCCATTTTATTTAATTTAATTAGTTAATGTTAAAACTTGTTTTCAACGTAGCTAACCCCTGAAAAAGAGTGAACGCCCTCGCTGCTCAAGTCTATAGATACACTAGCAAAACTGCTAGGTTCTTCCTTTATACCCACCCATAAAATATCGACGTGATACTTGTCTGATAATACAGGTGGTGTTATTTCTTCGTCTTTTTCGTTATATACGCCTTTAGCCAACGTAATGTTACCTAGCTCAACTATAGTATGTTTATGAGCAATAACATCTCCATTTTCATTTGTAGAGGATAAAGACTCTATAGCTCTAGTTGCTTCTTCTTTTGTGTTAAATTCGTATTTTCCTACTATCATGAGTTGTCTGTTAAAGCTGCTATTTCAGAATCACTTAATTTTATTCCAAAAATTGAAATATTTCTTACTCTACCATACATTGGGTTTGTTCCGGTTGTCTGAGAAAGGTAAACTTTATCCATATTGCTCGGTGGAGTTACACTAGAATCAGTGACTGCAGACGATCCATTAAAATACATATCGCAAGATGAGCTATCCCATCTTAATGCTATTTTAAAAAAGTCTTCGGTATTTTTACTACCAACAGTACTAGTGGTAGTTGGAGGTCCTCCAGCAAACATATTCTGAGTGATAGAAGCACTACTTCCTTCGCCAACGGTAAAGCCAATCCTATGCCCTGTGCTGCTTGCGTCTGCTAAAAAAAGAGCTGAGGTATCTGTTCCGTTCCATCTAGCCTGCATGTTTAGGTACATAGTTCCAGCGTCAGAGTCTATATAGTTTGAGTCTTGAGCTCCAGCAACACTATCAGCCGATCTAGTAGCTTGTCCTCCAGATGTTGGTATGTATGAGGTAGGATATTTAATCGTAGCACTCGTCTCTGTTTGCAAACCCCAAATGTAGCAGTGATTAACTCCTTGAACCGCGGATGACAAAGATCTGTCATTGTCGTCTTCAGCCACATATATTCTTACGTGGCCTAAAACATCAGACCCACTGTTATTATAAACTACGGTACATCTATACCAGCCATGACCATAGTCTTCTATAGAGTGAAACGCAGTGTTAGCATTAGTGCCCACGGTTCCGTTGGCAAGATTAAAGTATACACTAGCGTCAACATCTAAAGCGTTAAACCTTATGTTTATATAGTCACCAGCACCTTTTTTAGCAAATATAGAAAGTACATTGTTTGAGTTTTGTGTTATAGTTGTATTTAGCCATTGAACTAAAGCGTTGGCTTGTCCATCTACTGACGAAAACTTTGTAGCGGTATATGTTCCATCTGGCGCTACCGTTTCTGTCGTGTTTGATGCTATTGTAGAGCCAAAAAGCCTAGTGTTATTTGCAGTTCCCACGAATATATCGCTAGCTGTAGAATCAGTGAAGTCTATTGAGTCTGTACATTGATTTGTTGCCGCTGGTTCTAGCAGCACGTGTCCATTAATAGCTTGCTTACCTGTTCCAGCGGGTAATTGACCAACGAAGTCTACTCTAACCTCATGACTACTTACTGGAACAATATATCCATCAGCATTCAATCTAGTTGCTGTTGTGCTTCTTGCTAATGCTAAGTCTGTAACGTAGTCGCCGTCAGCTCTTCCATAAGGATTTCTCCAAGAACTGCCGCCTCCACCATCAGTGCTTTCCCAGGGACCAGCATGAAAAAATAATTGAAGCTCATCAGGCTGCCCGTGAATGCCTTGAGTAATAAAGCTTTCAAGCTCAGCTTCATAAGACTCTCTGTTTTCAAAGTTTACAGAGAAGTTATTTATCTGATCTAGCCTGTATTGAGCGCTCGCTGAAGCCTCTGATACAACGTTCTTGCCTTTAGATGCGTTCAGTCCTAACATTAATATCCTATATAAGCGATTACTTTGCCTGAGTCTAATTTAATTCCAGTCCATCTACCATATATTGTTACGCCTTTAGGAAAAGATTCTGATCCAGTTACAGCGCCTCCATTGGCGTCAATACCAGTAGATGCTGTAGAATCATTAACAAATATAGTGTCATCTGCAGACGTTAGTCCAGCTGAATCAAACGTAGTGTCTTCTAAGAACGTTATAGCGCAAAAAACTGCTTTTTCCATACCAGTAACCCCGTTAGAGGTAACTTCATTGGTAACGCCTGTTATAAGTATAGAGCCCATTTGGCCAAACTGATACGCTACTTCTGTTGAATTAATTGCCATAATTTATTTATTAGTTTGTTCGTTTTTCTTTGAACTTCCACCGAAGAAGAAGTCTATTATTGTATTTACTTTAGCACTCATAGCGCCAAAAATAGTTGATATAAAACTTATTTCAAATTCACCAAGATCTATTGTCTTATTTACAAAGTAATTAAACATTATGTAAGTAATACCAAAATATGCTATGGTAAATAACGTAGCTAGTACCTTCTGAATAATAGCGTCGTCTTTATAAAGATCACGCGCATCTTTGCGATCTTCAACTTCTTTTGCAAAAGCTTCGCGCTCCGCGTCTAATAAAAGCTTTTTTAAAGCAAGCTTTGCTTCATCGCGCTCTTTGTCTGTAGTGATAACCTTGTCAAGTATACCTTCTGCATTGTCAACAATTTTACCAAATAATCCTCCTACTAAATTCTGTATCATACTTTATTTTTTTCCCAAGGCAAGTTTTTATCACCTTCTGAATATCTTTTACCTGTATGTGGATCTGTTATATATCCATTGCCTCTTGCCCACACTTGACCCATGTGATAAACGGCGTTGTCATCATAAGTGGTTTTACCTATTTCCATATCTGTCTGATGCTGCATCTCGTGCGTAGCAACATACTCTACCATTTCTTCAGGTACATTTACGTCTACGTATATTGATCCATCAGCATTAGCCTCACCCATGATACCATCGTCAAGCTTTTTCTTAAATATCTTAGTATTGCTTGAGTTTTTAAAACCTCTAGTTTCTTTACCTAGTTTAAATGCCATTATCTATCTGGGTCTTTTATCATATCATCTATAGCCTTGTTAAAGACTTTGTCTGTATATGTTTTGTTATCGTAAAACACACTTCTCTCTGACGTTGGCATATCTTCTTCGCCAAGTAGTATTCTGTATATTCTACTTATTATCTGTGAACACTTCATTGAAGTTTTGTACACAGTATACTTTATTGTCGTGCGGTTTCTTTGTCTCCAAACTTCTATCCAACCTTCACGCCTTAGTTTTTCCCACCGGTTTTTATTCCAGCTCATGGTATAAGTACCATCTATAAATTCATTTCTAGTGAACCGATTCTTGCAGTCTAAATATATTAGTAGTTCAAGCTCGGCATCTGTTAACCCGTAAGTCTTACAGACCCACTTTCTAGTGAGCCTGTAATACTTTAGGATTTGTAATTCACGTAAATCGTGACTAGTTAATCTCATTCAAGATTAAGCAGCAGCAGCGTCAGCAAATAACGTATCAGAAACATCGATAGCTAATCCACTAGCGTGCATTCTAGTTCCATCAGAGAAAATAAAGAACTCTTCCCCAGATGTTGCTGTAGCTTTACATTGAATAAAGTCGTTAGACGTACCGTTAGCAATAACAGAACCACCAGCGTCAGCACCAACTATAATTCCGTTGAAAAACTCACCAGCTTTAGTTCCTATGTTAACGATTTGATCCATCGCACCACCATCATCTTCAGTAAGAACAATTCTCACGTTCCAACCAGCGCCAACATCTGCAGCTCCTGGAAGTTGAACTAAAGTAGTTGCAGCAGGATTAACCTGTACAATTTTACCGTTATCAGCACCTGCTAGCGTAGTATCTGCTGTAATAGCTAAAAAGCCATTATTAGACACAGCGTTTCTAGTGATACCAGCAACAACAGAGATGTGATCATCGCTGTATACTTTAAGAACATCGTCAGCAACAGTAATAACTGTTTTTGAAGAAGATCCAGCTATTGCAGCGGCAATACCCTCCATAGCCTCTTTCTCTTTGTTTGACGTAGTAGTAATAGTTACTTTGTCAAATCCAGTGTTTCCAGTAGAGTCTGTAGCTGAAGTGAAAAATAATTCAACAGTGTCTCCAGCTGCTTGATTCATACCTCTAAAGTTTTCTACAGAGTTTAGGTATGCGTCATCTGTAGCGTTTCTAAAATAAACGAATTTTGCCATTGTTTTAGTTTTTAATAGTTAATAATTAATTGATTGTGATTTTGTGTATAAGGATTAAAGTTTATGGTTTATGTTTAATCTACTAGTACAATATCACTTGCTCTGATAACAAAATAAAGTTTGTCTTTATATTGTATACCATGGCCTGCGTGTTTGTCATAATGTATAACATCACCATCTTTTACCCCTTGCACTAAATTACCAGCAGATATAACATTTGCTTTTATATATCTGTTGTCTTCATCTAATTCTTCTGTCATAATAAGACCTGCAACCTTCTTAGGCTCAGTCTTAATTTTATCTACAACTACATAGTTATTTATTGCTTTCATAATCGTCTTGTCTAGCGTTAGAAATTATACAGTCTGCAGACACGATAGTCATAACAACACTTACCGCATTTTTAAGAGCTGATTTAGTTACAAGCACTGGATCTATTATGCCAGCTTTAACCATGTCTGTTCTTTCACCGGTTACTACATCTTTACCGTAGCCCTCATGATCTACTGTACCTGACATTACTTTTATCCCAGCATTTAACAATATAGTGTGAAACGGTGCTTCTATAGCTTTTAGCAAAACCTCTTCGCCAACGGAGTCGGTGGAAATTTTTTGAGAGGCGTTCAGTAAGGCTACACCACCACCAGGTACTATACCTTCTTTGAGGGCAGCTTTTGTAGCGTATATCGCGTCTTCCACCCTGTCCCGCTTTTCTTTAAGTTCAACCTTAGAATCGGCTCCAACGCGTATAATTCCAACACTACCCGATAGCATAGACAATCTTTGCTCCAACTTCTTTTTAATATAATTATTTTTCTCATCTGCGACTAGTTTAGCTACTTGGTCTATTCTCTCTTCTAAGGCATCGCCTTCAAACTCTAATGTAGTAATAACCGTAGCTTTGTCATCTGTAACAGAAAGCTCTGCTTCACCTAACATGTCTATAGTTATAGCGTCTAGATCATCGCCTAGCTCTTCGTTCATTACAGTAGCACCTGTTAGTATCGCGAGATCTTCACACGTGTCTTTTTTAGTAGGACCAAAGCCAGGTAGGTCGATAATATTAACTTTAATATTACCTTTAACCTTGTTCATTAGCAATGCTGATTTCACTTGTTGGGCTACAGGGGCTACTATTAACAAAGCTCTATTGTTTTTAATAGCGTACTCTAATACGTTTTGTATCTTACGTATGTTTGGTATCTCACTCATACATATTAACACTAGTGGATTATCTAGCTCGCACTTCTGTTTATCTGCGTTAGTAATAAAGTGAGGTGATGTAAGTGAGCAGTCGATCTGAACGCCATCTACAATATCTACGTATGTTTCTTCAGTGTCTGAAGTTTCCATGAGCACAACACCGTCTTTACCTACTTTAATATAAGCTTCTGCTATAATACTACCTAGCTCTGTGTCGTTGTTGCAAGATATACTAGCAACGTGATTAAGCTTGTCTTCTGTAACATCGATCTTAATATTGTCGAGATATTCATTAACGTTTTCTAAAGCCTTGCTTACGCCTTGCTTTATTTCGCGCATTGAATTTGTGTTAAAGTCTATAGCGCTAACCTCGTTAAGCAAAGACTCGGCTAAGACGGTAGCTGTAGTCGTTCCGTCACCAGCTTCTTTAACTGTATTCTTAGCGGCTTCTTTAATAAGCGTTGCGCCTAAGTTTTCTACAGGATCGTAAAGCACGACAGACTCAGCTACAGTTACACCATCTTTAGTTATAACCGGTACGCCTAAAGCGTCTTCATATATTACACATTTTCCAGATGCACCTAGTGTTGACTTAACGGCTCTAGCGAGCTTTTCAACACCCGTGCTAATTTTAGATTTAGCATCCTCACCAAAGTTTAGTTCTTTGATAAGGAGACTAGGATTATTGTACTCCATTTGATTTAATTTAATTTAATTTAATATTGAGTTTATTTGAATGTCTTAACGACTTTCGGTCCTTTGGTAGCTTCTAACTTCTTAGTGAAGTGTTCGATGCTTCCGTCAATTGCTGACTCAGCGCCTTCCATAGTTTCACGACGTGTTACGTCATGCCACTCTTCATTATTAGGGTTAGATACTTCGGTTTGATAATAACCATTAGGCAACTGAACTATACGCCAGTTTTCTTTATTAGCTAAGTGCTCCCACTCTGCTTTGGTTTTATCATTCACTTTTAGTTGTCCTCCAGTTGTACTGGTTGACTGGTAATATAGGTACGTCATTTTAATTTGGTTTTAGGTTAATAACGTGGT